TCCTTCTCCGTGATGGATAGCGGGTCAGTAGCCTCCACGTTAGGGTAAGGGTTTCTAGAGAGAATCTTATTTACGACAATGCGTACGAACTTAGGGAGGATGGGTACAGGAGACCAGTCGATGTTAAGGAGTGAACCGTCTCCGTTGTTGGGGTCAAGCGAGTTTAGAATCTGCTTGTAGATTGATGTATCTTGCGTACCGTTAGCGTAGTTGCGGGACTTCTCGAACTCCTTAAGCCTCTTCTTAAAGAGACTACCGTTGTCCTCGGTTCCGCCCCATTGCTTTTCAATGGCACGTGCGTATCTCAGTCCATACTTCTTCTCGCCTTTCGCTTGAGCAGGAACTAAGGGGTCGGGGAAATTCCCGTATCTGTTATCTTTACTAGCCATATTTAGATGGATTGCTTGTGACCCAGTTTATGTGCAAATATACCTATTTTATTGGCAGTCAATTAGTTGCGAACTTTGTACCTGCGGAAGAACACTTTGTCTGACATATCCGCCTTACTTGTATCCTTCTTGACACGCTGCGCTGCTAATAACGCTAAGCCTGAAGATATGGTTAAGTCAAACTTAGTTCTATTATCTATACGGTATCCAATCCAGTCCTCTAGCGTTCTGTCGAAATACATCTTTCCGTAGTCTCCGGTATTTATATTATTTCCAACGTGCTCATGGATGAACGCCTCAATAGACTGAGCGTGAGCCTGAATAACGTCCTGAGAGTTTGATGGGATACCCTTTGTCTTTACATTCTGTGTGGAACCGGGGGCCTTTAGGTGTTCAGGCCTGTCCATTATATAACCGTCATACCCACGGCTTTCGAAGTATCTTACGATACCGTACTTGTTGTTCTCTATGAGCAGTGGATATCCGTAAAATACCGCAGCCATGAGTACGTCCTCGTAGAATATCCTAGCCAGCGGTGGGCGTTCAGCGTATTCCGCCACGAACATATTTGATGGGAAGTTCATGTTGAACTTATTGAATAGATGGCAGGCGCCCTTAGAGCCTCTACCGTCCATAGTGTTGTCGAGGTCATAGGAGTCAACTCCGCCGCAGCCAACGTTATCGTTACCCGGATAGGTCTTGCCGTAGTCCACACGCTTCTTGTTCCTGAACTCCTCAGGTGGTAACCACGATATTCTCCAGCGACCGTTCTCGTCAGGGTTCCATATAACCTTCGTATCCTGTGCTCCGTTCGCCCACATGAAGTTTCCACGTATGACTGGATTAGGATACAACTCCCTATTGTATTGCAACTGCTCGTAGATAAGTCCTACATTGAAGTGAGAACTCTTGGTCGAGTCACGGAATGCCTCGTCTTCTGTCCACGGGAACTGACGAATAACTTCGTTTAGTTCATAAGGGTCAGAGCCTAACGCTCTGCGTTCGTTGCCTAGATACGTCCTAGCGCCGATGGTCGTGATGTCCCCATCCATAGTAAGCGTAGGCTTCTCCGGGTCTTCAACTATTGGATTCCCGTAGATATCAAAGAAACCCTCTAGTGCCTCGTATGCGGGAATGAAGATTCTATATAGACCACTCTTTGTTCTTCCGTTCTCGTTTCTTTTAGTAGGGTCTGAGTCAAAATACAGTTTACGGTAGTTAGCGCCACCTTTATCCAGCGGGTTTACCGTAGAGCCAATAAGAGCCTTACCAATAACCTTCTTGCCCACGATAAGACACGTACGATGGATACGCCAAACTTCGGTGATATCCAGAGGGTTTTCCCACTTGCCCGCTTCGTCCAAGTATAAGATGTGTAGTTTTTCACCGTCATACGCATTGCTTACAGTATTTTTCCAGTTAATAATGGTATCGAGTGCCTCACCTACATTGGAGGTCTTGTTATTCTTCGTGATTCGTTTCGCTGGCTCACGGAAGGCGAGTTCCATACGAGGGTTAGTGGTACCGTCCTGAATTGGCTTAAAAAAGAATGGATAGGAGCGGAACATAGGAAGCACCTTCTTCATGAAGATATTTTCCTGCGCATCCTTACCAGTCTTAGACATCATGCCTAAAATCTTATTGGATACTTGCGTACCTTCATCTGTTAAGATTGCCCCGCTGATGTTTGTGTACCCTGAACGTCTACACTTGGTGTACACTTGCCCTAGGCATCTAGGGTCCGCCTCGCACGCTGCGAAGTGCAGATACAGTCTCCTTTGGAACTCCAGATACGAGGCGTAACCGATGTCCATACGGCTCCATTGCAGGAGCATATAGTGTCTACCCGTTATATACGTAGGAACTCCGTTGTTATAGAACCACACACCTTCACGTCTGCGCTTGAATTCACGCTCGATGTAGGCCGTGTATCTCAAACGAAACTCCTTCGGCTGCTCCGACCACTCGTCCATAGAGCGGATACGGGCTAGGTCGGCCGGAATCTCCTGTCTGCGCCAGTGTTGCTTGTCTTTCGGGAGGTCATGAAACAGAATCTCTGAATCTTCTGGAACTTTGGGCAACTGAACGGGAATGTCAGCCAATAGCATGACTTCCCCCTCCGTATCGTCAACGCATATGTTGACCACGAAGTCGTCATAACCCTTTATTTCCTTTAATCCAGACATTATTTAGCGAATTTCTCTGCGAAACCGCCCGAAAAGTCACTAACCTGCTCGATTTCACCGTTATTACTCAGTGATTTTACCATTTCTTCAAGCCTCTGACGCTCTTGGATTAGTTCACGGGCGTCTACTGCCGTCTGTTTGACGGATTGGAGTTCAGCCTTACGTGCGGAACCCGTAATATCTGGGTCCACGGGCTTCTTAATCTCCTCAATCATATTATTGATGGCGACCTCCATGGAGTTCATCAGTCGTTGAGCCGCATCTAGTGTGCTGAAATTAGGCTTTCTTGACATACATCAGGTCACTTATGCGCATTCTCCATACCTTCTTACCGTCAACCTCCATGGCGTAGTCACTCTCCTTGGAGAAACCCACCTCGTCCCCGGCCTTGATGCCCAGTTCTGCGGTTGCCACGCTGTCGTATAGCAGGACACCTGTAGTCGGTGCCGCCTTATCCGTTGATATCACAAGACCTGAGGCTGATACCTGCTCGTCTGTATCGTACGCCTCAAGGAATACCCACTCGTCCAACATATGTATACCTATCTTGTTTTGATAAGCGTAGGCGTGGGAGTTATATCCACCATTAGGGTCATATAGGACCCTATAGATGTCATTTCCCATCTTATACTTGGATTCCAGAACCACGTGGTGATGGAAATACAGGGTGTCTCCGGGGTTCGCTCCCGTGTCATACTTCTGCGGTACAGATACAATCTCCGCACTGCAATAGCGGTTATTGAACTCATCGTACTTACTAGCGAGATAAAGTTCAGTTCCTCCTACCGTAATCGTGTCCTTGAACTTCTTAGGTAGGTATACTAAGAAATCATATAGCGGTTTCATTAGAATCTACAGTCGTTCTCAATAATGACTGGCATACTCTCAATGCGTTTCCACTTCATGGTTCCCTCTTCGCTCTCGATGAAGATGTCGTATGACTTAGTCCCGTATTTGGTGTACTCTCTGTCATCTAATTCGATGGCTACCACCGTGCCGTCTCCGGCTCTCATGCCCACGAAGTAGGCCAAGGCATCCTTTGGATTGATGCCGATAATAATCTTACGTATCATTTTAATTTAGTTTATGTCGTTCCCGCCCATACGCTTGAGCCAGTAATCGATTTTGCTTGGGTCGTTCTTGTCTTGCTGTCGGAACCCTTCCGTCAGGAACGCTAGAATCTCATCTAGGTCGTCCTCAGAGTCTACGTTAATATGGTAAGCCATGTCAAGCGATGCCTCTTCCGTGTCCACATCCTTGAACCAACCTACCGCTGAAAGTGAGAAGCAGTCGTCCGTCAGGCCGTACTTGATGATGAGGCTATTGATGTCTTGTACTATGTCGTAATACTCTCTATAAAACTCATCCAACTTATCTTTGTCTAATCCCATTTCTATACAATTACATTTAACGCAAATATAATTCAAATGGCAAAGCGCTCTGGAGCACAGGGACGGATGGACAGGGAGTTCTCTCTGCTGCCTAGTCGTAACGTTAACCGCAACTACCTCAAGTACTTACGTCACGTAACGAAGGACGCTCGTCAGAACTACGAACTGACCCCGCTGATGCTTCACGCTCTATTTTTCATGTACGACCTTGAATTTTTCACCGAAGAGTACCTACGTGAGAACTATTCTATGATGAGCCGGATAAAGAACTACGAGATAGTGTTGTCCCCGTTGATGAAACTGGGGCACGTTGGGATATACTTCAATAAAAACTCCGCCAGCAGTGAAACACGTCAGATGCTCAAACTAGACGGAGGCGTGGGATATAAGGCTAGGTACGCACTGACACAGCAGGGTCGCCTACTGGTTCAGCGGTTATACAGAAAACTAGAGGGTGACGAGGCTATTTACCTTGATGCTGAGTCTTAACCTTGAACGGCATCTCTAGGCTCGCTCCTTCGTGGGGCACGAACTTACCGCTGTGTGGCATCAAGTAGTAGCGCCCTCTCTCTGACATCCAGTGGTACCCTGATGGAGCCTTTACCATTACTTTACTCTTATTAGCCTTCATTGCTTAGTGTTTTTTTGTGGGATTGTGCTATTTTCTAGTCTATCAATGTATCTAACCAAATCCTTAATGGAGAAGTAGAACACCACGTTCTCTACCTGTCCGTTGAAGTACTCATTGGAGTGCTCCCTCTTAAATGCCGCCCACATCTCCGTGTACGGATTGTAGTGGAACAGGTAGTCTTGGAAGTGTTCTGGGTGTCCCATCAGTGTTTCGCTCTGTTTCTTCTTTGTAGTATCATTCTAGCCTCCGCATGGTCGTAGTCCTTCCCGTCCCCGTTACCGTACGTACCGGCCTTCCTGTTCTTCTTATTTAGGAACGCACGATACTTGCGCCTCTCCTCCGTGGAGTGGTACTTGGTGTCGTACGCCTTCTTCTTGGCCTTTGCTTCAGGGTTGGCGTCATAGTACTCCTGACTGCTTCGCTTCTTAACTCTCATCTTCTTCGTATTGAAGATAATCGGCTACGGCGGTCAGATAGTCATCGGCGAGGGTAATCTTACTGGCAACCCATGCGTCAACATCAACCGTCATATGCTTCTTGATTCTCTTGAGTTTATCAGCCATGGCGTTTACTTGCGTCAGCGCCATCTCCATGGTCTCAGGATTGTACGCCTCTACTTCCCCACCGTGTTTATACTTGCGTGCTTTCATTTTCTGTATTTAGCGGTCTTCTTCGCTATGCTTTTAGGTTGTGATACGAATTGCTTTCCTTCCTTGCTGCCCTCACGCTTCGCACGTGTAGTGGCTGCGTACTCCGAAGGACTCAGTGCCTTGATTGCCTTCTTGGGTAGGTATCTCTCTCCGGTCTCCCCTGATGGTTTACCGCTCTTGGTGCCCCAGTCCTGCTTCGTCCACTTGGAGAGTGAGTTACCACTCTTAGAGCCTGAGTAGCCACCGCCCGCCTTCTTATAGATGGACACAGCCAACTGCATAGCCCGGGCTGAGTGCTTACCGCCCATCCTTGCCTTCGCTTGGCTCTTAGCCTTCTCCCATAATCCGGGGTTAGTCTTTCTGGCTACTCTCATTTCTTCCTTTTCTTCTTCTTGACGTACCTAGAGACATCAAACTTAACGAGTTTCTCCCTGTTGTCAGGACGAACCTCCGCTTTCTGCCCCTCGGGGTCTACAGGTCTACGTACTGCAATCACTTGTATAACATATAACGAGTCCTACCGTCTTTCTTATAGGCACGAAGAATCTCACCACGGTTGCCTTTGGCTGAGTAACTTACGTGAACCCAGTCTGGATTCTCCTGCGTGCCGAACTCCCAAATCATCTGGTCGAACACTAGGTTCTCCTTGATGTAGTTGAACAACTTAGCGTTACCCGTCTTGCCGGACATCTGAATGTCAGCCGCCTCACCTTTACAGTGCTGTGACGTGACCGACCCCCCGATGGCCTTATTTAGAGCGGGGACTCTCAGACCGCTGCTCACCTTGATGGGCTTATCGATTCCTTCTCTCAATGGCTGGAGTACCTTCTCTACCAACAACTGCAAAGCGGCCAACTGCTTGGCGTCAGGCTCATTTACGATTCCCCTAGCCTTAGCCGTTCTAGATGCGGTTAACTCCTTGAGTGTAAAGTTCTTACTTAGTTCCATACCGCAAATATACCGATTATTCAAAACCGTGTTTGACCCCTTGACTTTCTCATTTTTTTTCTGTACCTTCGCTTCACTGTGTATGAGCAGCCTACCTACGGCAAACGTTTCACGTTAACCCACTAACAGCAGTAGTGCGGGGGTCCCAAACCCCAAGCACAACGTAAACACGAGAGCGATAGCGGTGACATCCATAGCGAAATACAAGGGGGAGCATTGTGTCTAGTCGCAGCGCTTCCCCTTCTTTCATTGCCCCTGTCGTCAACCGCATATTCCCCGTTTTTGGGGGTGAGAAATACGTACCGTGGGGATAATTATATTAAGAAGACGTCAGCGTCCCCAATCCGAAACGAAATCCTGAACCCAACCCCCTGATTATCAGATAGTTAGCCCCAAACTTTTTAGCGTTTTGGTCTAGGTTTTCGGGGTAGATACGTTTTATACTGCCTTCTGGTGGCATTTTGTGGGGGAAAGTGGTAGATGTCAAGCCATCAATCCCCCCCCTAAATTTCCTATATCATCTTCCCTAACTTTTCTAGTTACAAATTCGCACACCGGATTAGCATCCTTTCCTTAGGTTTTCTAGGGGTTTTAAATCGCATCTAATACGTTCAAATAATAACAACGAGGTTGTGTATCCTTCCTTCCTTTTAAGTGCGTTAAACTTAAACATATGTATTCGCACGTATTCCTTTAAATACTGAAAGATTGCCTTGAGTTAACTCCTTGCGTTTCAATCCTTTAACCCTTAAATCAGTGTCATGTCATTTTGAAAATAGCCTTGATTATCAGGCAGTTACGATAACTACTTGATAGTCAGTCAGTTATAACTCGTTGATTCTCAGCGCTTTACTAACTACTTGATTTTCAGAACGTTGCTAACTCATTGATTTTCAGGGAGTATTATTTAGAATGGTTCTAAATTTCATGCTTGAGTAACTTTTTTTTGGGTGCTGATTATCAGGCAGTTACGTCTCGTTTCCCCTATAATACCTATTAGGGCGGGTAGGTTGGTCGAGGTAGGGACTTGTCAGATTTGCCAAGTGTTCGTATACTTGTCCTGTTCAACGGAACAACGTTCATTCTTTTAACAGCCAAAAATTGAAACCAAGAGGCGGATGCCGAGGGAAAGTAAATGAGTAGGTGGAAAAGTCCCAAACGAGGATACATTAGATTGGCTGTAGGAACAACTCCTCCCAAATAATCTAAACCCCTCTTGTGAACCCCATACGATTTTAGCAGAGCGCCACGGCAACCTGCTAATCGGGCGGTGGGGAGCGGAGTAGCAGAGCAGGTAGATTAAAGTAGGCGATGTAAGCGAAAATGAGCGTAGAGCGCAGTACACAGCAGGTCAATGGAAAGTAGGGAGGGCGGTTAACGAGATACGAGCAACGCCTAGTAGGCCGGCCGTAAGAAATCAAAGTTCAACGTAGTAAAGCAAGAGCGGCCGTGGCCGCCATTGTTACTTGTGAAGACAGCGACCAATGAACGCCGGCAGAACACCTGCGCAGATATCTCAACAATGTAAACTTGAAAACGGCATCAATCTCAACACATTCGGTTGCAATCGGGCAATCGATAAAAGGTTGGCGCTGTTAGACCCAAACCCACAGCATATGCGGTATCGAAACGCCTAGCGTTTGCATCGCCAAAAGGGAGCAGGTCGTTAGTTTACTCTTTTCTTTTCTGCGGTTCGGCAACGTCCAATCGGGGACTAGTGGTTCGACTCCACTTCGCAGAACTAACTAATCCAACCAACATGAAATACTACATCATTCAACTACGTCTAAATCATTGGGGCGAGCAAGTCACTCACATGGGCGATTTCAAAAAGTACGATGACATCAACGAAGCCATGGCCGTGGCCACGAAAAGAACCACGGAAAGCGGTATCCCTAATCTCGTTGCCGACTACAATGCACTCACCAAACTCTAATCCAACCAAAATCTATTAACTATGGAAAAACTGACTAATGAAGAATTTGAGCAAATTGTTGAAAGGATAAAGATGTCCAAAAAAGAAAAGGAAACTGAAGAATTAAAACGCTTCGGTCATCTTTCTATGAAAACCTACTTTCGCTCATGAAATTCTTTCGCAAGTTCAAGAAGGTAGACGTAGTCACCTACCAATCCATCCGTGGTACTTACGGAGATGAGCAGGTCATCTACACATTCCGTGTAATAAACGGACAGCGCCAAGGCATGGCGCAAATGTCGTTCGTGCGACAATAAACAGGACATTAAG